TCCGCAAAACGTAAATCACTCTGAGCCTGGAGTGTTAATCCATTTCCATCCATTATCAATCTTTCTGTACCACTGGCAGAAAATCCCATCACATTGGCAGATTTTCTAAATAAACCTAAATCTGTATCTGTATCAAAACTTAATGCAGGAGCAGCAGCCGTACCAGCATCATCAGCAAGTAAAGCCCCTGTCATCGTACCACCTGCAACAGGAAGTAATCCTAAATTCGCAGTATTTATATTTCCTATTTCAGTAAAAGCATTATTAGCACTATTTCTTATCTTTAAAATATTTGTAGTGGTATTTAAAAAGGGCATACCAGCTACACATTGACTTGAGGCTAAGTCAGATGACTTTGAGTTACTTGATTGGATCGCAGCAAAAACATTATTAAGGTCAGTCCTTACATTGGCTCCAGAAGCATTTTCAATAGTGTAGTTTGTTACGTCAGCCACAGTTAAATACTATTTTCCTCCATGTTAACCCCCTTTGCCGAAACCAACAGCACTGTAGGTAAAGTTCCTATCAATACTAGCATTACTTGAGTTTTTAAAGTGAACTGTAAAGCCAGTTCCAGATATACTGCTAAGTTCAAAGTAATCACCAGTTGCCATGTTCTGCGGAGAGATATTAACAGAAGGTAAAAAACTATTTAGATTACCTAATGCAGACGTTCCAACAAAAAATGGTGCTGTAAATGTAACTGCTTTTGCTCCTGCTCCTGACGCTATAACAGATGATTGCTCTGTTCTTGATGGCATTGTTGCTGTATATCCTGCTTGCTGAAGATTCATATTCTGTGCTGTATCTGCTGTCTCTAAAGTGATTCTGAACTGAAATCCTCTACCTTTAAATGTTCCATTAGCAAAATCATTAAATGATGTATAAGTAGGAGAACTAGACGGATTATCAGTTGTGGTACGGACAGCAATTTTTGCATTGGCATCATTAGCAACAGTTCCGTCAAAATCTGTCCAAGTATCAATAAATTCCGTTCTATTATCAAACTGATCTCCTACATAAAAACCAACCCCTTGAAAATGTCTTTTTAAGACAAGTGAGAATGTACCACCCAGATCAAGAGTATCTACAAAATCATAAGTACCAGTAGCGTTTGCTGTTGGATCTGTAAGTTTTAATCCGCCAAGAGTAGAATCGAAAGTAAGATTTGATTTTGTTCCGTTATATGGTGTTCCATCTGTATCTTCTCTATCAGTTTTAACCGTTATAGAATCAAGAATATCAACAAGAGAAAGATTTACACTTGCTGCATTTGCACTAAATCTACCGCCATCATCTTGAAACTTAAGAAGATAAGTTCCTGCAAGGGCAGGTGCTATAACCTCTGTTACATTTCCTGCTGCTGCCTCAATAATATCTTGTGCAGATTGAAATGTAGCAGCGCCTCCAGTTTGATTTGTATGCCTTACATAAACACGACCACCGTGTAAAACGTCTATAGCAGTTGCCTGTGTAAATCTTAATCTCACAAACTGTTCATTGATAGGTTCAATAGTTAAACCCGATACATCCTCTGGTAATGCTGTCTTACCTTCAGCAGTAAATGTTATCTCTGCTGGATTTGTTGATAGATTTAATGCTGCATTATAGGAAAATACTTGGATTGTGTAAGTTCCTTTTACGGTATCTAAAATCTCATAGTCGCTACTGAATACAACTTGAGAAAAGAAATTACCGTTTTGTAATTTATAACTAACAAGATATTGAGTTACCCCTTTTACTGGCTGCCAATCAATAATTAATTTACTTCTAGCAATATTGTTAATAACTACTGTCTGTTCTGAAACTGTTAAATTAGTTGGAGAATCAGCAGGTACATTTAATAAAGATACAATTCTTGTGGGCAAAGCAGTTCCATCTTCAATAAAGGCATATTTACCTTCTACATAAGACAAAGCGGTAATTACATAGTTAATATTATCTTCTTCTGCAACTTGGATAACTCTGAATAACTGAGTTTGCAAAGTTGTACTAGATATTAAATAAGGTGCATTTACATTTGGTGCAGAAGAAAAAGCAGAACTTACTGTTAAAACTGCTCCTGTAATATCAGATATAGTCTTGGATTCAACTGACCCATCAGATAAAATTACACTGATAGTTGGATTATCATTTAAGGCTGGTAAAGTTGTTTGTGCTTCTGCATCAATAGTAATAGTCGTAGTTGTTGCAGCCACTACACGACCACCTCTTCTTGCTCCTGCTCTTACTGGATCGTTTATTTCAATTACAGAACCAGGTCTTACAACAATTCCTGCATCTATTGAAGTTGAAAATGTAACTGTTTCACTTTCATTTTGTTCAGCAAAGAGTATTGCACGGCCTAATCTTGCAGCTTGATTACGAGAAGTACAGGCAAATGCTTTTACCTGTTTTACTATCGTTCCAAATTTAGATATTGCTGTTGCATCTTCTACTACTTCAAAATCCACTTCTTTTGAATCCATGTTGAAGTAGCTAACAGAAATAACAGAATGACGTTGTTTTAAACTGCTACCTTGATATGTAAATCCTGCCTCTCCAACATTAGCTAAATTAAATAAATAACTTGCTGTAGTTGGTTTGTCTTGAGATATAGTTACAGAACCAGCAGACCATATTGGCATACATCTCATAACACCTGCTAAATCATTTATTGCTGCAAATGCTTCTTTTGGACTTTGGATATTTACATTGCAACTAAATCTAGCTTCTTTTGCACCTGATCCTGTTCCATCGTCTACCTCTTCATTTGCAAATTTACTTGCAGCTACAAAACTAAATAAATCTAAATTACTATCAGTGACATGATTTCCTAGCCCATACCTAGTGTTCGTAAGCAAATCAAGTAAACACATCGCAGGGCAGTTTGTATAAACAGCAGCACCCATAACTCCATTGAATATATAACCACTTGGATAAACTATCCTACCCGTAGCATTGTCCACAGTGGGAGTACCAGAGCTAGATGCTCCTGCTCCTGGTATTCTTACCTTTACTCCTCTAATACGGTATTTTCTTGTGGGTATTCGATTGAACTGTTTACTGTCTAAACGAAGAGCAACGTAAGCACTGTTGGCATAAGTAGAACTGTTATCTATAACTTCTTGAAGGCTGGTAAATTGAAAAGCATTAACTCTATTAGCTTCTGTACTATCAGCCGTGACTCGAACTACTCTTACATCTACAGGAAAAGCACCCGTAACATTTATCCTATGATCTCTGGCATAAGCATCTGCTGTTCTACCGCTAACAGAAGTACTGATAACATCGGTGTATCCACCAGAATTATATTGAACCTGTATTTTATATTCGACAGTATCTCCTCGAATATCTCCGTCATCTTCAGCTACCTGTATCTGAGGCCAAGTCAGAGTAACAATAATTGCATCTACATCTGTATTTGTAACTTGTCTGGTAACAGGAGCAGAAGTACTTACAGTAACTCCAACGGCAGTAGGTGATCTGCTTTCAGCAGGTATACCACTCATGGCAGTTTGGTTTGATGTTCCAAACTTTGATTTAAAGGTTACATCTTGAAAATTGAAGTCAGTATCAGCAGGACTAGCACTTGTAGCCGTTGAATTTAATATTGGAGTGTCATCAAGAAATACATCTTTTAAACTAGCATTGTCATATGCAGTTGTTCCTTTTGTAAGACCCTCTTTAGAAGCACTTGCAAAACCCTCTATCTCGCCCTCAGATATTAAATCTTGAACAGTAGCAAAACTTCTACTATGTAAAGTATCAGGAGCACGATAAGGAGGTGGGGGTGGTTTTGGCGGACCTCCTGCTCCTCTAATAAGTTTAGTTTCGTCTGTCATGCTTCTACCTGATTAGTGTCAACTGCTGCACTTATTACAACACTTCCTGTAAATATTTCACCATAAACTATTGGAACAGGAGTACCTGCTCTTGATGTATTCTGCACTCCACTAAAATTAAAAGATAATTGTGGATCTTCTTCAGAACTAAAATCTTGCGGTTCTGGCAAAGGAAATAACATATTGCTAACGCCTTGCAATGCTAATAAACCTCCAACAGTTCCAGCGATAGTACTTAATTGTATTGGTGATGTAAGTCCAAAAGTTCCTATAAAAGCAGTTTGTAAACCAGGTATAAAAGAAGCACCAATTAAAGCAGCACCTAATAATACTTTTCCAAATCCACGACCTGCTCCACTAATTGCTGGAATAAAATGTATATCTTCTTGCCCTACAGGATATGCTAATTCACTCTCATCAATATCATAATTACCAACTTTTACCTGATAATATTTAGGACTCATAAAACGTTCTACTTCTGGAAAATTATGTATTAAAAAACTTACTGCTTTGCCTACAGTATTTAATTCCACCTCAAATTCTTTATGACCAACGAATTTAGCCAGTTCTCCATACAGTTTTACTTTACGAAGCATAGCGATACCTCTTTCCCGTACATTTTAGCAACCATTCAGAGTAAGGCTCCCTACAAGATAGTCTATCGGTTAAATGATGAATAACATCTCCTTCAAAAAATAATGCTACATGATTTAAAGTTGGATGCAAAATGCTCATAAGTAAAACATCTCCATCTTGTAATTTTTCATCAGGTCTAAGTTCTCTAAAATTAGTTCTCCAAGCACAGTCCTCAAACAGAGG